GGGTGAAGCTGTCTGGTCTATGTTGGCTATGCCAGTCATAAAAGCATTCTGGCTAGTAGTCTTAGCTGAGCGCTTACCGTTACGAGCTGCTAACATATAGTCAGCGTTCTTTTGCTCTGTCCGGATCTTCTCTTGGGACTTGTTGTTCAGAAGAGTCGAGACTAGATCAACTTGTATGCCTGTAATCTTAGTAGCTTCCTGCGCTGCAGAGACCTTCTCTCTAGATGTCGCCCCTATCTTAGCGGCTGCCACCTGTGCACTTGAGTTGATGCCTGCAGCTGAGACTGTTGCGTCAGCTGAGATACGAGCAGATGATACCTGTGCGGATGCACTGATCCTAGTGCCCATCAGTTGGTTGTCAGAGCTGTACCGCTGTGCATCAGCGCTTATCTGAGTGCCCTCTAACTGCTTGTCAGAGCTATACTTAGATGCTTCAGCGCTTACGTCTGTGCCATACTTGCTTGTAGCAGCCCGTAGACTCTCTGTCTTACGGTTTGCATGAGTGTTGGCATCAGTAGTAGCGAACCCACCAGCGCTGTCTAGGACGGCACCCATGGCTCCCTGTGCTGACAATGAGCTGTTAGACAGTCCACGTCCCGCTGATTCATCACGAGCCTTCTGGGCTATACGCTTGTTGAGGCCAGTGTTGAAGTCAGTATACTTGTCTAAGTTACCGGCTACTGTCTCATTGTCTTCCACAGTGTAGAGCTCAGCGCTGTCTACTGTAGGTACACCACCGTTTGCTTCAGTGGTTGTTTGCGCGGCCATCTTCTCAACTGGTGACCCTTGGTTCTGACGTATGGCGTTAGCCATGGCTCCAGAAGCCTCCTGTGCGCCTCCGGTACGTGCCCCTCCCATGCCCTGCGACTTAACCTGTGCTGCTTGTGTCGCTTGCTTTGTCGGTGCGTTACCGCGCTTGTGGCCGCCTGCTGCTGCTTTACGTTGGCTCATTGTACTCCGCCTCCCATCTCTAGGTAGGTAATACGGTCCTCAAGGGCATCTATGAGCGCCTGAGTTGCCGTACCTGTGTTGTTGTTGAAGTATTCAAGGTTTACTGCATCGTAAATACTTACTGGACTAGACACAGCGAAGGTAGTTGCGACTCCTGTTAAGCCGTCAGACCTTGCTGTACCTAGTTTGTTGAAAGATGCCACTAAAGCTAGCTGCATCTGTGTCCAGTCATCAGCAAGAATTACCGTTGCAGGTCTGAACACTTTGTAGACTGAGAATAATTCTGCCATGATGGCTCCTTATTGGGTTATTGTGGGATGACTGGTGGTGCTGGTTGTACCATAGGCTTGTCGTAGATCTGGATAACAGTGTCAGAGCCTAGTTCCGGTAAAGGATTCCCTAGGGTCCACTTATCATTCACCAGCATCCAGCAGACAGCTAAAGTCTCGCCGTAGAGACCCTTCTTTATGTCACATCCCGGAGCGGGAGCCCATCGTGTGTCAGGATCAGCATCAGGAGCGTACGGGCTCACTATGGTCGTCAAGCCATTGTCGAAGTTATCCAAGTAAACGAATCCTGGGTTCTTGTCATAGAAGTGTTGGTATGGGTACACGTGGTCATTCTCTGTGCACCCCTGTGACATATGGACCCCAAAGTATATATAAGGGAAAGTGTACGGGGCGTCAATCTTAGACACCTGAACCCAATCCTCAAAAGACCTCTCGAACCGTATGACGTCACCCAGCTTATTCGTTACGAGCATCGTGTCGGCATCTAGGAAGTCCACAGATTCACCGAAGAACTCGTTCCTGCCACCTGTGGCATCATTGTAGTAGCCGTTGAGGCTCAGGAAGTTGGTAGTTCGCTTGACTACCATTATGTAGCCAGCGCCAGATTCGCCATCCGCATTCGCACCGCCCTTACCAAAGGGTACCCCAACGACAAACCAAGTTCCCGTGGGGTCAGCGGCCTTCAACTCTGCCATATCACTGTTACCATAGGATCCGCTGGTTCTGGTAGAAGTGTAGCTGTCGAGGAAATGGAATGGGCCACTCCCGCCATTGTCTGCAAACAAGTCCAGATGTATTACAGGCACGGTGCCGTTCCCGTAGTTATAGTAACCGAACATGCCGAGGTTGGCGTCCCTACAGAGCTGTAAGCCCTTAGGCCACTGCTCGGAGGTCGGGGCGACTGAGGCTATCAAGCCATTTTCATCACGGCTCTTTGATACCCAGCCCGAATTGTCACCCCAAGATTGCATTGCAACTTGCCTAGGGTCATACCCTCCGTATAGCGTATTGATTTGAAGGCAAGCAAAGAGGCCGGGTTTGAGCGCTGGGTGGCTATAGTCATAGTTCGGCTCACGAGCTGGTATGTCGTAGTGGTCATCGTACCTGAACTCTCCGGAGCCATTAGGAGTACTGCCTCCTCTCTCGTAGAACTTGAAAGATGAAGGTACGTACATGTCTTCTTGGATCGCTATGCCTCCAGCCTTGCCACCAAACATGACAACGATCTGGTTGGCGTACTTTATCTCAATCGACACCTCCCAGCCAACTACGCCACCTGTCCATGGTATGACGATGCTAGTCTTCAGCGCAAACTCAGCCGTTGGCGTGTTGCCTATCTGCAGAACGGTCACCCTGTCATCAATGTCTGTACAAACATCTACGACTGATGGGGGTACTACGGTGTCGTGGTACTCTACGTTTGTTATATTTGGTAATTCGACCGTCCCAGAAGGAGCAATACACGCGAAAGTATTACCCACACCCGCTACGAAGGTTGGGTGCCCTACTCCCAATAGGCGGAAGGAAGCGCTAATCTCAGTCTGTAAAGTATTAAGGTCTCCCGCGTCTATCGTTGTAGCGGTGGCCCAGTCAGTGGAGGGTATGAGTAAGTTTGCCATTATAAGGTTACCTTGCCTCTCGGCGTATATCGCATTGAATATCCAGTTAGCGTAATCTGCTCCTCAGAGGTGCTGTTACGGTTGAATATTATCTGTATGTTGTATCCTGAGCCCTTCAGCTTAGCCTTAACCCTACCCAGACGCTCTGCGTTGAATATAGCCTGACCAAATACAGCCTTGTTGTATAGAGCTGTACCACCGTGCAGGTAATGTAAGGGCCTAGAGCTGTAGGTGCGTGTGCCATCATCTAATGAGTGCCATACATCTACAGTCGTTGGGCTGTTGGCTCGAGCTTCAACCGTGATTCCCTCAAAGCGCTTCTTTACAGCAGTGCCATTGATGTGGTTGAAGGCCAGCTTCACTGTGCTGTCTATAGGCTGACCGTCAAAGGTAGTGCCTATGTCCATTTCGTACACGTAACCATCAGAGCTCCCAAAGTAGGACCTTTCGACTCCCAAGGAATCCTCACCTGTGGTCACACAGAGTACATCATGGTTAAGCTTAAGGGTTGTCATACCATAGCGTACAGTGTCGTTACCGTTAGCTGACTGGTAGGCTATCCTAGAGGCCACTACGGCTTCTTTAGCGAAGAAGTAGCGCATCTGTTCCTTGGCCCGTATGCTAGTAGAACAGCTTATGGCCTTAGTCAGGTTAGCGTAGAGCTCCTGCATGTTGTTAGTGATCGTTGAGGACTGCATACCACCTAGTTTGTCCGTACGGTTGATCTGTACGATGCCCACATCATCCCCTGCAAACACTTGGTCAAGCCTAGTGACCGTGAATGGCTTAGCGCCACTACTATCGGTCAACTGACGGAACTGCCACGTAGCGACTGTGGTGCCCTCTAGGCCCCATGTCTTCTCTGCGGTGAATACAGCTAGTAGGTTGGTTGATAGCTTGCTGAATGCAGTAATGACCGCACCCACACCTATCTCAATGGATCCTAAGGTGCCGTCAATGAGGTCTGGCGTGCCTGTCACAGAGGTTATGAAGCCCCCGTAGTTGGTAGAGGCTATCAGTCTGTTCTGATACTCCGCTATATGGCTAGAGACATCTAGTTGCTCGTTGTAGCTAGTGAAGATTGGCACTACTACGTGCTGCATGGTGTCGTAGTACATAGGGCAGTTGATGCCGTCAGCGTAATACACTCGGTCAGTCGTCAGACCAGCGTAGAAGTTGAAGTTGATGGCGTCCTGCTTGCCCCCATTAGCAGGGACCCAAGGGACTAGGTAGTTTGTGGTACCCCTGTTAAGCGCTGTGCCATCCGTTGTCATAACTGTAGTATCCGCCAAGACTGCAGCGGTGTTCTTAAGAACGTACACGCATATAGCGTCTGGAAAGGCTGGTACGCCTTCTACCACTACATCAAACACACCCATAACAACCTGAGCGCCTCCGTTGAAGGTCTCTCCAACTACAGCCCTATCGGCAATAGCGACATTCATGGTGTAGATCTCAGCGGTCTCCGCCGCGTCCCAACCTACCTGCCCGAAGTACTGGCGCATGCATATTGATGTAGCGCCGTCATCCTTCCAGCAGAGCACGTCACCTGTGGTCATAATGTGCACGCCCGTTACTGCCCCGTCTCCTGCAGGCTTCGTTACAAGCGCTCTCTGTGCGTCCTGTGGTATCAGTATGTACTCATCGTGAGTAAGTGTCTCATAGGGCTCCGTGGGGCCACCTTGGGCTACCATGTGCTTTAGGTTATAGATCGCTGAGTTCTCTATGAGTAGGATTGGGTAGTCAGCTGTGAGCGGAGCAGGTGTGCCATCACCTTTAAGGATCACTGTGCAAGAGGATACGCCGTCATCTATCTGGTATTGCACAGTTGCCATCATGCTACCGTAAATGTTATGCGTAGTTCCAACTGCCCAGTCGCCATCCATGTCCGGAGTGCCCGAGGGGGCTGTGACGTCAAGTACTGCGTGGAAGTAACCTTCCCCTGATGGGCGCTCGCTGCCGTCAAAGCGTTCATAGCCAGCTACTGTGGTGTATCCACCCTTCACGGATTCGTACACGTTCTCAGCAAGCAGTGCTGTTCCAGCGCCAGCGGCAACTGGGGGCGTCTCTAAGTCTAACCCGCCTGATAATTCTACGTACTGATCCATAATATTTCCTTAGTTAGTCAAACCAACCTTAGGAAACATGCGAGGCATGTACCTGTTGGTCATCGTACTGTATATTTGATTGAACTCACGGTTGGCTGCTAAGTACAAGCCATTCCACTCTGCGCCCTGCTCTCTGGCGTAGTTGCTAATGGCTACCCAAACGATAGCCTTGTGAAACTCTGGGGCCAACGTGGGCGTGTCAGTGTCTAGCGTGAGTACAATAGGAGAGGACCACGTGTCCATTGTCAGGGCCTCAACGACCACTGGGACTGGTGCTACGATCACGTATGTAGCGTCTCGGCTCAAGGCCACACGTGTTGGGCTCCCCGTGCCGGTCTGCCACCGCAGGGACTCTGCGTATGCCTGACTCATCCTAGTCTTTGTGGCTTCGTTACGGAAGCTGTTGATGTCTACGCTACCGATTGTGTCGTTAGGGTAGTTGTTGTATTGAATGGTGGAGATGTCGTAAGAATCCTGCCCAATGATTGTAGGCAGGAAGCCCTCACGGAACATGAAGTCCCACTTCTCATTGCGCTGTATCTGTGTCCACGCATCTCGAATCCAAATGGTTGCCTTCAGCCCGTCATCAATCTGACCTGTGACAGTAACTATCTGGTCGTCCATATCTGTTTCTATCATAAAGTCATTAACGAGTTGAAGGTAGTTCATAAGATTCCTTACTTAGTTATAAAGCGTATCACTGAGATAGGTACACCGCTCTTTTGGATGCGCTTCTCAGTAGGTGAGATCTCACCCATATCGGTTAGTGTCTGAAGTGTATAGCCAGCTCTGTTCTGTGAAGAACGAATAGCTTCGTAGTACTTCATGGGGATGATTACTTTCTCATCACGTTTGATGGAAAACATCTCGCCATTAGCGCCACCACGGTAGGGAAAGTTTCCTTCCACTCCAGGCTCACGGGAAATGATAAGCTCTACGTGTGTAGCGCCTGATTCCCTGTCTTTCTCCATCCAACCACGTGCGGCGATGACGTCATTGATCATCGTGTCACGGGCTGCGTCTTCGTTAAACTCAATACCGCACTCTGCGAGTCCATAAGCTCTTATCTCTGAGCTCGATGCTTCGTAGATTGTATTCTGATTGAGGTCCTTAATCTTTGGTGTAGACATAATATATCCTCGTCTGATAAAAGAGGGACCCACCCCCATGGGCAGGTCCTTCAAAAGTACTACTAGTCAGTAGCTCCACACTCAACAACAACGATCCAGTCGCTGTTCAAGATTGCTTCTGCACTGTACATCTTCCAACCAACAGAACCCTGCTGACCCAGTGGATCAGAGATTGAAGGTTGACCGACAGGAACAACAACAGGAGTAAAGACTCCCTTGCCTGCCAGATTCAGACAACCGTAGCTGTCCATACCAACGAAGATAACTGAGTAAACGTCTACTTTACTAGACGCATCAGAGATCATGCCAGTATCGGAAACATCAGCTCCAGCAGCCAACTGAGGGGAAAGGTCAGCAGAGAGAACGTAACGAACGCTATCAACTGTACCCAGCTCCATCTCGTGGACAGGCTTCTGGCTACCGTAACGTGAAACAGGAACGAACCCGTCCATTTTACGAATGTCTGACTCGAGGTCAGTGTGAGCGAATGCAATGTAAGAAGCTTCGACAGGGAAAGTTCCCTGCTTAACGCCACCAGTGACAATGCTGGTGAACTTCTTAGCCTTGTTACCATTCAAAGTACGGACAGCTCTGTGCTGGATAGCAACAGAGATAGACTCGTCTACAGTTACAGTAGAAGCGCCTCCTGACCAGTAAGTAACAGTAGCGCCCTGAAGCATGCCCCACAACAAAGACTCTTTAGTCTTAGCAGCTTGCTCAGAGTTCAACTGGTTAATGTCGCTAAGGACAGGTGTAGTGTGCAAGTCAACAAGAATGTCGGTTACACGGGTGAAGGCTCCGTACTGCTGGAGAGCCATCTCAACCTGAACGTAATCAAGTGCAGTAGCTGTGGGCGGAACGCCTTCAGACAAAGCAGTTGTAGCGGCAGAGTAAGGAACAGCTCGGCGCATACGGAGAGTCTTAGTGCTGTTAGTAGGCATGGTGAACTTCTTAGCGCCCATAGCCAGTACGAGAGTAGGCTGAGCGTGACGCAAAGCTTGCTTCTCAAGTTTAGCAGCGATAGTTCCCCAACCGGGGCCAGTTCCGCTTACTTCATTTACATAAATAGTTGGATCGGACATTAGTGTCTTCCTTAATTAAAAATCATCATCGAGTTCCCACTCTTGATCATAGCGCTCTTGACTAGATAGCTGTCCTGCCGTTCGCATATCAGTCCTGTTGCCCCTAGGGGTGCCAGACTGCATCGCTTCGAGGCCTGACGGTGCACTAGAAGGTGCTGTGTCATCGTGGGTCGTTTTGTAAAAGTCCAGAGCCGCAATAACGTCTGCTGGATCATTGCTATGGAGGGTCTCACTGAACAACATAGCTTTCCCATTGATCTTCATCACTGGGTCTTCGTTGAGTAAGGTCTTCATGCTCTCAGAGTTGTACATATCACCCGCGTGTGGGTGCGCTTGGGTAATGGCATCAAATACTTGTTGCTCTACCTCAGCCTGTTCCATCTCTGGTTGCACAGGGATGCGCTCGTCTAAGCGCTGTTGGATCATTCGATCCACGTCTTGCGCGTAAACTTCGTGCTCTGTTTCAAACTCTGTGCGTGGTCTGTTGGCTTCCCGCAGCTCGTGAGTTTCATCACGAAGTGCTTTGAGCTCTCGTCCACGCTCTGCTAACTTATCAGCATTGAGCTTTGCCCTGTTGTCTGCCGACACCTTCTCATTCTCAGCACGCCGAAATGCTTCTCTCTGGGCTTCGCTAGCGTCTGCCCACACGTCCACGTCTTCCTGCACCTCTGCAGTAGGTTCGTTTGGTGATGGGGGAGGCTCGTTGCCCTGAGGAGCTTCATTCTCGAATTGGTCGTCCGAGTCTGAAGACTGTTGGTTGCCGCTTAGGTCTTTCGATGATGGTGATGGGTTGTCAGTGTCGAGTTCCCATTCCTTGTCGTATTCCGCAGCGCCTTCCTGTTGAGTATTGTTTTCCATGTGTAACCCTCGTTGTTGCCCCAGTCCGTAGAGAGGGGCGTAAATGTCAGAGTGTCTTAGACCTCATTTCGATAAAGTCTTTGACTGCCATGAGTTGTAGCCGCTGTGCTCGTGCGATTGTGGTCTGATTATGATCAGCCTTTAGGGCATAGCAGGTACTGTTAAGCACCTCCAGCCTCTCGTCAATCGCACTGTTCAGCGCAATCATTATAGTTGGGTAGTCGTAGGCATTCATATACCGGGATTCCCTGTCCTCTCTTTGTAGGACATTTCACGTTCTTTGTTAGCTACTTCGCGTTCCTTAAGGTCAGCTTCGCGCTTCTTAGTTTCACCGTCACCACCTACCTTGGCAGCTGCAATGTCACGGTTGGTCTGGTTAGTAGTCTGCAGGGCTTCCATACTGGCAGCTCGCTTCGCTTCTAACTCGGCCATCTTAGTGTTGTACCCATCGAGTCTAGCTTGGGTCTGCTGATCGCTCATGTTCCCTGCGAGTGCATCCTCTAACTGGAATCGTTGTGCATCCATCTCAGCCTTGTTGATCTCTAGCATCTCGTTGAACTTGTCACGAGCCTGCTTGAGTTCTACCTCAGCTTCCATTACTTCTATCTTGCGTTCCTCAAGAGCTATCATTGGATCAGGCGTATCGCCCTGCTCCGCTGCTTCCTGCTCTTGCTGTTCGCGTGCTGCTTGTTCAGCTGGAGATTCTACGTAGGTACCTGCTGGTATCTGCATCGCCGCCTCAAGACCTCTGAGGATTTCTATCCCCTTAGCTCCCGGTGCCTCCCCTCCACTCGTCATTTGATATAACTGAATGGTGTTGGTTGCGGTGAGTTCTTTTGCAAGCAATACTGTAGCGCCACGTGGCTCAACTTCCATATTAGCTTTGTTGTCTTCGTTCTCGTCAAACTGCATGAAGTAGTCATAGAAACGAGTCACAAGGCCAAGTGTAATACGGTCGTCCCAACGCCGCGCTTGGCCCCTACGGGACACTGTACTGTTGTTCTGGAGGATCTGAGTGGCACCTAGGGTCACAGGGCTGTTATCTAATGCCCCACCACTGTCCACACGAGTCACACCAGTGACTTCATAGGCGTCAGCCACACTTCTATCCATCATCGTGAAGATCTCAGCAAGGTTCTGCTTGACCTCAACGACTTGGAAGGGAGCGTTAGTGCTGCCTACTTCGTAGTTGTTTTCCTTGATGTACCATTCTTTACCACCGTGCATCTGCCACTTGCCATCGACAGGTGTGATCATAGAGCGATCTATGAGTAGCTGTGGTGCCGCAGAGAGTCCACCGTTGTCCAGAGCCATGCGCCATGAGGCTACATAAGAAGCCTGCTGGTCCTGCATGAGCCATGGGATGCCATAGCCGAATATGTTGAGAGGATCTTCATCCCAGCAATATACACTATATAGACTGTCATCACTTTCATACTCAACTATGACTGCCTTGAGTATCTCTAAGTTACACATGGTGACTATAGAGTTAAAGTAAACCCGCTTACCCGCAGGTACAGATACACCCAGTGCTTCTAGGTCATCACGCTTCATAATGCCGTGACGTTCCCAGCACAGGTAGCGCCCAGTGATGCGGCCTTCGCTGTTGACAGGGGCCTTAGCTTCATCAATGGCGTCTGAGCCGTCTACGTTGGCCTGTATGGGCATTGCTTCCAGAACCCTACGGACTGCACCAGCGTTGTAGTTAAGCTCGTCTATGCCTCTCTCGAGGTCCTGTGGCTGCAGTGGGATGCGTTCCCATGTATAGCGACAGTCTTCAATGCAGATAGCCGTAGCGTCCGGATAGAAGTCCATAGGGTTAACGACAGTGACGTCAGGGTACATAGGGATGTTCTTGTTCAGCGCGTACCCGCCACCCTTCTTAGCCCAACGGCCCTTACGGCTCTTAGTTGGAAGTGGACCTTTCAAGATCCCAGCTCCGTAGATAGCACCATGCTTGATGGCATCTCGGGCCTTTGAAGGATAGCGTGCTGCTACCAGTGCGGCGTCCAGCTGAGTGAACATCCGCTTAGTCTTCTTCATAGCTCGCTTAACGCGGCGAGTATGCGCTTGTATGTTAGTGAGGGGCTCAGCATTCTCATCCACGAGCTGTTTGCCCTTGGAGTCAGTCGCAGGCTCACCTTCGATAGCCAATGGTGGGGCCGCGATTCCAATAGGCTTCAGTCCGTAGTTCCTATCATCGTTAGGAAACAGAAGGTCACCTATCTGGTGTGCTCCATCATTGGTTATCTGTCTTACAATGTTGGTGTAAGCGCGTGAACCGACTGTGGCCTTAGGGACATCGGAGGACCATGTAGCGCCTCCGTTGCTATCCCTTGAGCCCTCAAAGAGCTGGTATGATCGCACAAGGCGGTCATCAATTCCTGCAGCTCTCCGTTCAGAGACAGCTAGGGATCTCTCAGATTCCAACATGCCGCCTATATCGCTACGCTTTATAAGAGCGCGTTGCTCCGGCGTGCGATCATCATCTTCTGTCTCTCTGGCGAACTCGAGATTGTAGCTATCTTTTTCGTTCATGCGTTAGTCCTTAGTAATTGATTACCTTATCCACAACCTCCCTAGTCACAAAGCTTGTATGCTTCACTAGTTCGTTGTACTTAGGGTGAGCTTCCAAGCATATATACTGGAGGCTATCGTGTGGGTGAGAGAAATCATTCTTATCAGGCTTGTCTTTGTACCTAGCGTCACCTGACACCTGCATCCGCTTGTATGCGTAGCCTGCGTTAAACCCACGGCGCAGCTTACCGCAACTCTTGTTGATCTGGAATGCGGGGGCGCCTGAGGTAGTGGTGCTTGTAAGGTAGTACCTGACCGCGTTTAGTCTTAGCTCGATGTGGTTAGACTTAGCTGGTCTAGTTGTGAACCAGTCTCCGAACACTCCATCTTTAGAGTTGTTCAATACATCGAAGTAGTTTAGCGTATCTTTGGATAGGCCATGGGAGCTCACACCGCTGGGATCACCTACGGATATGATACTCGTCATGGGCCATTCTTCTTGTGGGTAATACTTGTCCATGTGTGGCTTCACTATGTTCTTAGCGAAGTCATGGAGACCGATGTTCTCGGCTACCAGTGAGGTGAGGACTCTCATACATCCCGTGGGAGTCTTCTGGGCTATAGTGAGAGCTTCCCCACCTTTACCAAAGTCCCAACCAAGATAGAGCTTATGCCCCTTCACAGCGACAAGGTTACTATTACTCACGTGCATATCATCACTGAACTGCCGTCTGTACACAGCCTTGCCGTGTGACGTCACTCCGAACTTACCTTCAAAGAGGACTCGGATCTGTTCTCGTGTCATGCCGCCTACCTTATCCAGATAGTACTTCTCTGGGCCTACCCCAAGGTACTTGAAGTTCTCACCTTCAGGGTTAAGCTTCCAGCCCGTATCAGACTTAGAGTCAGGCAGGATAGCTCCAGGCTGCTGCCATGCTTCCCAGTGCTGAGGGAGGTTGGCAAAGGCCTTAGACATCCAGCTGTCTTCATCTGGCGGGTTGCTATCAATAAGTAGTGCGGTTTGTGTTATAGGATTGTCTTCATCCACGGCGTCCACGGGAGGTGGAAAGCGTCCGATGCGGGAGTTAACTACAGCCACAATGTCGTGGTCCATAGCTCCAGCTTCGTTGATGAAAGCGCCTGTTATTTCAAATGACTTAACATTCTCGTAGTCACTTGGATCCTTTACGGCTAGGAATATGAACTCTGCGTTCATCCTAGACCCATCGGCTAGTCTATCAGTCCATCGAATCCTCATCGGTGCGCTCTCTGTATAACGGACCGTAGTACCGTTGGGGCGCAACCACATCTTGAATGATTCAAAGACAGTGTTTCGTAATTGTGGATAAGTCTCTCGTACAATAAGCCACTTAGAGGTACGGTCACCCCACTTGTCGGGTACCTGTTGTACCGCCAGCATGATCAATTCGTTGATCGCCATCGTGGACTTACCTGATCCTACCGGACCCATGACCATGCGCGTATCAGCGCTTGACCTATGGAATGCTTTACCGGTTGGGGAGGCATCGTACCGAACTACCACTGGCTTGCTTTTAAAGCGAGACATAGGTGTTCCTCGTAGATTCAAAATAAGGAAGGGGCCCCTCTTTGGGGGCTCCCTTTGTTAGCTTACATGCGTGGTTCTTTAGTTACGTTAAGTGCCATCACTTCCGCCAGAATCGCATCAGGTAGGTCAACAGTTGCAGACGTAGACTCAGAGCCTACCTCAGTTCCGTTATCCAACACTGTGGTCGTTCTGGTGTTGAATATCACCTTGCCTGTAGTCGGCATTAGCACTATGCTAACCACCTCGTCTGTGCATACACATGTCATCTTCATTACTTGTTCTCCAATGCTTCAATACGAGCTGTAAGCTCCTTAATAGATTCGACCAGCAGGCCAACCATGTTGCCATATCCTACAGCCAAGTGCCCCTCACTATCAGTCTCGAAGACAGCTTCGGGTAGTACAGCTTGCACCTCCTGTGCTATCAGACCAGCGGATACTGAGCCGTTCTCTATGTACGAGAAGGTTATACCGTTGAGGGTGTTCACCTTAGCGAGTGCATCAGTGATAGGCTCTACGTTCTCCTTCAGGCGTATGTCAGACACGGTGCCTGAGTTGCCGGAGGAAGACCAGTTGGCACCTGCCGATCTGAGCCAAGCCGTTGTAGTTTCTATCCTGACACCGCCTATCTCGGTGCTGTTCATAGCAACGGCTTTGGATGAAATGA